AAAAAATTAAAAAAAAATTAAAAAAAATTTGTTTTTACAAGAAATCGTTGTACATTTGTTGCATAAAAGTTATTTGAATTTTTTGTGTGTGTGCCGCTTATTTAGGGCTGTGGCAGGAGAACGATGCCTGAGTGTTACGAGGATTAACACCAACGTCTTGGGAACGTAGAAACCCACGGGAAAGGGGCCCCGGTAAGCAGAACCCGCTCAAAAACGCAAACAGACAGACATAGCGGACGAGGACGAAGTTCTAAAATAGCCACCAACAGCGTGACGGTCCCAAGCCCGGAAATATTGAGGGGAACAAAAAATTAATACATAATACTATGGAAGCACTCAAAACTAAGATTGCAACGGCAACTGCCAGCGCCCATCAGGATTATTTGGAACAGATGCAAAGATGGGCTGAAGCACAGTTTCAACATTCTATTGAGTTTTACAATAGATATATGTCTGGATACTTTTCTACCTCCCAAGTTACACCGAGGGAACGTTACCAGGCGGAAAAGGACTACTACAACAAGCATCTCCCAATCATAAGGAAAGGCCTTGACGCCTATATAAAAAAAGAGCTAAAGTTGGCTGAAGCCCATTATTTTGCTGCTGTTGAGAAATTGGCAATGGTGATCATTAAGAAAGGATTGAATGTTGAAAAGTTAAGCATTGAACAATGTAGGGTAGGTGTTAATTTGGAAGTGATCATTTCTGACGGGAACCAAACAATTCACGCCTTCACGATCATTGCCAGTGGGCCTATCCAAAGGCCTCATTACCGGTATCTGATTAAATAGAGTGGCCAGGGACAGCCCCGTGAAAGCCGGGGCCGGGGGTAACCCCCCGCTCCGCTCAACACTAACCTTTAATTTCTTACTGTTATGAATTACAATCACGAATCACAAACGACCATGAAGGCAAAAACCTACAAAGTGTCACGCGAGAGGGCTATTGAGATAGCCATGAACCACAACTGCGTGTCCCGAGAAATCGCTGAGAGATACACGGATTCGGAACTGAGAGAGGTTCTAAGACAACTGAAATTGAAAGCAAATTTTTAGCAGGCATGGGATATGGACATATTAGCCTTTTCCCCTGTCAATCCTGAAAAGCTATGCAACAGGTTCCCCCCACACAGATGTTGAAAAATTTAATTAATATTTGATATGAACTCTTTGTTATTTTTTGCGGGTGGCTCTTTTGCCATATTTAGTATTGTCATTGGCATATTGCTTATCCGAAAGGTCTCAACTCACCAACCCATATCTGGAGGTTTGGTATTATTATTTCTTGCGAGTGCTTACTTTTGTATTAGAATCATAATTGGATAGATATGAGAAGGTATGCGGTGAAATTTTCGGATGGAGAAACTGCCATAATTGATGAACCCACGAAACGGCAAACTAAATTGGTTGCTGACTATATTGCAAGGCAACAGATAATCAAGGTAGTATCTATTTCATTTGTCAAACGAATACCATTAAAACAATGATTGCAACCTTAACAAAAGACGCTCGCACAAAGGCAGATAATTTGCTGGGCAAGGTGGGAGAAACCGTAGAAATCAAGGTAAGCCATAGCAATCCAACAGTGGCATTTCTTACCTTCAAATCTGGACATGGTCGTATGCAGACCGCTTCTTTGGCGAGATTTTTTTCCAATGACTTTACTCCAATCACAGATGACACCATTCTTGAGGCCTTACTTGCCGCAGCCAATGAAAGTAGGTGCCAAAGTATCACCGGAGCAACGGTAGAGCCGGACGGGTGGGATGACAAAGGAATGCCCAGCATCTTGCTGGCCTGTTGTTTAATTTAATACCACGACAATGAATGCAAAATTATACCAGTTGTCTTCCGGGTTTGCACGAGCCTACAAATATCCAATCTTTTTTGTAGGAGTGCAACTTGGGGAAACATCCAAGGCTGTTTTCTTATATGGCCAGGGTACGACAGAAACCTCCAAGATGGGGGTGTGCTGTGTGTGTGGCAGAGAATTGACGCACCCCGTTTCTGTGGAATTGGGCATTGGCCCAGAATGTGGAAAACATTACCATAATTGGGACCTGGTTGGTGGGTACTCTTTGGAAAACATAGAGCGTCTGCGGCAGGTTGTGCAATCCAAGGTGGTTGTTAATTCCTGGATTCCAAAGGCTGTCATTAAGCAGGTTGTGGAGAATGGGAGCCAAGTAGATGTGCCCGCTGACCATGCCATGTTGATTGCACCAAAAACGAACTCCGCTCCCAGAAGGGTGGAATTTGCAATCAATGCTGACGGGGATAGAGTGCTGAGAATTATCTTCCCATTTGATCGCGATGAGTTGGCAAAGGTGCAAAGCATACCAGGACGTAGGTACCACAGTGAAATGAAATGCTGGTCCGCTCCTGCCTTGCTGGAAAATCTTGATGCTCTGTTGGCCAGAGGGTATGTGGCTTCGGAGGCAGTCAAAGAATGGAGAGTGCAGGAAACCGCTCCCGTTCAAGAAGTGCAGGAAATACCAGGTTTGAAAACGGAGTTGTTCCCTTTCCAAAAGGAGGGGGTGCAATTCATTGAAGCAAGACGGGGCAGAGCTTTGATTGCTGACGAAATGGGGCTGGGTAAGACAATCCAGGCGTTGGCATGGTTACAACTACACCCAGAGTTTCGACCTGCCATTGTGGTGGCGCCAGCCTCTCTGAAATTGAATTGGGCCAAAGAGGCGCTCAAATGGCTAACCCCTTGTAATGTGCAGGTGCTTTCTGGTACTTCCCCTGGCACGATATACGGAGATATTTTGATTGTGAATTATGACGTGGTGGCGTCCTGGTTGGACGTACTGCAAGGATTAAAACCTTCGGTATTGATAATGGATGAAATCCACTACATCAAGAACACGACAGCGATACGGACCAAGGCTGTTAAGGCATTGGCCAAAGGCATTCCCCATATTATAGGCCTTTCCGGGACTCCTATTGTGAACAGGCCTGTAGAGGCGTTCAATGCCATCAAGATAATTAATCCTAATGCCATTGGTTCTTTCTGGCAATATACTCAGAGGTATTGTGGTGCCAAGCGGAATAGTTTTGGTTGGGATTTCTCCGGAGCCACCAATACGGAAGAACTGCATGAGAAATTGACTCAAACCATAATGATAAGGCGCAAGAAATCTGAGGTATTGGCACAACTACCTGAAAAAGTCCGCACCTTCTTACCTTTGGAATTATCCAATGTGCAAGACTACAATAAGGCAGAGGGTGATTTCATTGGGTGGGTAACGGCAACAAAAGGAGAGGAAGCGGCCAAGAAAACTGCCGGGGCAGAAGTACTGACTCAGATTGAGGTCTTGAAACAACTGGCCGTCAAAGGCAAACTCAACCAAGCCATTTCTTGGATACAAAACTTTCTGGAAGTGGATGGAAAGTTGGTGGTGTTTGCCGTGCATAAGTTTGTCATCGATGCCCTTATGGAAGCCTTCTCAGGAAAAGTCGTAAAGATAGACGGTTCAGTGAGCCAGCAGGATAGGGATGCTGCCGTGACAGAATTTCAAACCAATCCTGCCATTCGTTTGTTTGTTGGCAATATTAAGGCGGCTGGTGTAGGATTGACCTTAACGGCAGCCTCAAATGTTGCCATCATGGAACTTCCCTGGACTCCAGGAGAGTTAGTACAGGCAGAGGACAGATGTCACCGTATTGGACAGAAGAACGCCGTTATCATCCATTATCTGCTTGCTGCTGGAACGATTGAGGAACGTATTGCCAGATTGATTGATGGTAAGCGAAGGATTCTTGATATGGTGCTGGATGGTGAACAAACAGAGGAATCCAGTTTATTAACAGAGCTGATGTCAACTTATTCAATATCTTAGAATATGAACCACATAAATTTCATCCGAAAGATTGCATTATCATACCATGCCACGACAGGTATCGATTTTGAAGAGCTGTTCTCCGAGGCGTCCCTTGCTTATTGTGAGGCCTTGCGCAAATATGACCCAACGAAAGGTAAGGTGACCACCTATACCTGGTACTGCATACATAGTCACCTGAATACTTTTCTGAGTGACCAGAAGAAGATGCAGTATGCCCCTCTGGAAACGTACAAGGAGGTGCCAGAAACACGGGCCTCTCTTTTTGATAACTTATCGAGGGATGCCCTGGCCATCGCCAATGTAGTATTGTCCTGTTCCAAAAAATATGCTCCCATGGCAGCGGAAGATGCTCAGGAACGTATCGTCCGGGTGCTGAGGCATAAAGGTTGGAGTATGCAGAGGATACAACAAGCCATGGCAGATATGCAGATGGCATGTCAATCTTATTGAAAAATGGTATAATAGTACATGGTAGACATACTTAGATTATTTCAGGATTATGGGGTGCCATATGATACACAAGGTGCCAACACTCAGAAAGGGTGGGTCAACTGCCGTTGCCCTTATTGTGGGGATACGTCTAACCATTTAGGGTGGAATCTGTATGGTCAATACTTCAATTGTTGGAAATGCGGAAAACATTTCACTGAAGAAACCCTTGCAAAACTGACGGGGGCCTCAGAGCGTGAAATCCGGGCTGTATTGCCCTCCTATGGGTTTGTAGGTGTGCATGTGCAGGAACAACAAGAAAAGCCCACAGGCCACCTAAAATTTGTGTTTCCTGGGGGAAATTTGGAATTGACAAGGTCACATATCTGTTATTTACAGAAAAGAGGGTTCAATGTGGATTATCTTGTACGGGTATTTGACATCATTGGAACAGGTCCAACGGCCATTTTGAAAGGTTTGGATGGGAAGATTATCAACTATAGGCATCGTGTGCTGGCCCCTATCGTTTGGGAAGGCAAAACGGTGTCCTTTCAATGCCGAGATATAACAGGAAAGGCCATGCAGAAATATATGGCTTGCCCGGAAGAACGGGAGATAATACATCATAAGCATATCTTGTATGGTGCCTCCAGAACTTTTGCCGCAGACACAGCCATTGCAATGGAGGGGATTACGGATGTGTGGAGGTTTGGGGTGGGAGCCTTTGCGACGTTTGGCATTCAGTTCACCATTCAACAGGTGAGGGCAATGGCCAAAATTTTCAAGACCATTCCTGTTATGTATGATGGAGGGGAGATTGCCGCAAAGAAGCAGGCAAATAAATTGGTGTCTGAATTGAAACTGTTGGGTGTACATTCCTTCAGAGTTGATATTGAGGGTGACCCTGGGGGTATGTCACAGGAGGATGCAAATTATCTAAAAAAACAACTTTTATGATACGACTATTGGTTTTATTTGTGGTGGGGGTGTTTGGGCTGCTCATGTATCGTTTTGGTGCATGCAGCGGGTTGAAAAAAGACAGAGTCACGACATTCTATGTCGTTGTTGTGTGTTTGATAATCTGCATGGCCCTGGCATATTCTTTGATGGCAGAATGGTTCGGATTTTCATCATAATATTATTTTTATTCATACCCCAATGCCCACCGGTGTGTATTGAGGTAGGTATGATTGAAAATTCCATTGATTGGGGAACGTATGATTTGGTAGATATTGAAGAGGTATGGAAACAATTCGAAAAATAAGGCTTGCTTGCGGAGTCTCACAGGTGGAGATGGCGAAGCATCTTGGAATGGACGGAGGTAACTTTTGTAAGATTGAAAAAGGTGTATGGAAGCCCACTAATTTACAGGGTATCAGAAAAAAGGCTTTGGCATATTTATTACCCAAATTAGTTCATATCTTGGAACAACGACAAAAGGAGTTATCAGAATTGATACTATTGAAACAGCAGGTAGAAAGACCTAAGTGTGGTTCTGCCATATTGATAAGAATGGATAAGTCTATAAAACGGGCAGTGGCCTCCGCTGCAGAAGGATTTTCCGTTCCAGAAGAATTGATATACGGAAGGAGTAGAAATACAGAAGTGAAATTGGCCAGATTTACTGTCATTGAATTAGTGCATGAAAGGTATAAATCCTTTGGGTTGAACCCCTGCCCAATTTTGGGCAGGTCTCCTGCCATGTTATACACCGCTTTGAGAAGAGTGGAGGAGTGGAAAAGCATACAAGACCCAGTCTTCATGACAGGGTATAATATTACCAAACAGTTATTTGATAACGATGAAAAGGAAAACATTGACAAACGGGAAAATTGAAGACGTGGAGTATCGGTATGAAAAACGTAGGCTGATATTGACACTTCCAAAAGGCATGACGTCCTTTGACTTTGGTGAGTTCAGAAAAAGGAATGGGGATTTGCTGCAAGAACTGAAAGAAATATGTAGAAACAAAAAGCACAAAAATAAATAATTGTAAATGAATACAATATAATTTGGTAAGCAAAAAATTTGCATTTCAAAAAAAAGGAGTATAATTTTACAACCTATTGGTAAAAGGATGCTGTCACGGCGAGATATAATGGTAAAAGGGGTTCGCCCTTTCATAATCCGGGGAAAGTATGTGACCGTGACCACAGAAATCCTCGGATTTTTCATTCCGTAATATCAACCTGTACATGGAAAGGACCCGAAATGAAAAGGCACAATTGATAGAAGCATTGGCCATTGAAGCCTTCAAATCAACAGGGTATTTAATTCTAAATAAATGTCTATTGAGCCAATTAGGTTTGGTTCAGGCTGCCGTTCTGTCTAACTACATTGATAAACATCTGAAATATTCTCAGACAAGAGAAGGGTATGATGGATGGTTTTATTGCACTCATGAGCAACAGGCCACAGATTTAGGACTCTCTGAATATGCCGTGAGGACGGCCAAGGCAGAACTTCTCAACTTGGACCTTTTAGAAGTGAAAAGGGCAGGTACTCCGGCCAAAGAATTCATCAAAATTCACTTTGAAAAAGTCGCCACGTTCGCACGACTTGTCATATCGAATTCGGGGGGACAAGTCATATCGAATTCGGGGGGACAAGTCATATCGAATTCGGGGGGTCATATAAAACAAGAACTAAATAACAAAAACAAAAAAATTATATATGCAAAAATAGTGCCACCTAGACTCGCGTGGGTCAAGGAATATTGCACTAAACGGAACAAGGGAGTAGATCCGGTCAAATTCTATAATCACTATAAGGCGAATGGTTGGAAGGTGGGTAAGGTCCAAATGGTAAATTGGCAGGCTGCTGTCAGGACCTGGGAAATAAATGAATCTTATTACTCAGGGGCATCCACTAAACCAGTTATTAGGCCTAATTCCACAGAACCACATAAATATCCAACCAAAGGATGGACTCCTGCAGTGGTGGGGGCCACAGAGGAATGGAAACAGAGAAAAATAAAGATAACCGACGATGACGGCACGGGAGAAATTATGGAATGAAAAATTAGGGGGCATCACTGCCCGCTTTTCTAAAAGGATTCAGAGGGATTTGGTACTATTCCCTGAACCTTACTCTGGACCTCTTAGGAGCACCTATATTTATGGGACTGTAGGTTCAGGAAAGACTCTTTTAGGAATGAAAATGTTGGTGGAATGGATGCGTCAAGATTTCATGTCACATATAAGGAGGACGTACATCTGGGTCACTGTACCTGATCTATTGCAAGAGATTAGGTCCTCTTATTCTGCAGGCAGTGAAAACTTTGAAGAGGAGGTGATTGGAAGATATAGTAAGGTGGATGTGCTGTTGTTGGATGATTTGGGAGTAGAGAAAACAACGGATTGGGCTTATCAGATTTTGTATGTAATTCTGAATCGAAGGTATGAGGCTTTGTTGGATACCATTATTACAGGCAATTTTTCTCCAGGAGAGCTTTCTTTGAAGTTAGGGGACGGCAGGATTCCTTCCAGAATTTGTCAGATGTGCTGTATCGTTGAAACGCCCTCCATTGATTATAGATTGCAAGGATAATGGAACGAAAAATATTGATCGGGCTTATTGTATCCTCGGAGTATTTGAAGGGCATTTCACAAATCTGGAATCCTAAATATTTGGAGTCCTCAACGGCTCGGAGGGTGGCTCAATGGTGTTGGGAGTATTATTGGCAATATGGGAAGGCTCCCGGGCGAGATATTGAGTTGATATATATCAGAAAGGCAAAAGCATCCAATTTTCCTAAGGATATTGCTGAAATGATTGAGCAGGACCTTTTACCTGGTCTGAGTGAGGAATATGAAAGGCAAGATATTGATGTGACTGCATTGATAGCGGAGACTCGTGTGTATTTTCGGGAACGTCGTTTGCTGCTGCACACATCATCAATTCAGGAATTGGTTGAAGTTGGGTCAGTAGAGGCAGCGACGAAAATTGCTTCTGGGTATTTAGATTTTCAGGAGGATACAACCACAGACCTTGACTTGCATAGTACGGAGGCGCTGCATAAGTTGTCACAGTCATTTAAGGAGGCTGCGACGGGAATGGTGTATTTCCCAGGAGCCTTAGGCACGTTCTGGAATTCACAATTTACTCGAGGTTCTTTCATTGCTTTCATGGGAGCAGAGAAAAGAGGAAAGACATGGTTGTTGTTGGAAATTGCTTTGACCGCTTGTAGACAGGGTGTTCCTGTGGCGTTTTTTCAGGCGGGGGATATGACGGAGAATCAGCAATTAAGGCGTATTGCAATTTCTTTGAGTGGCAAATCCGATAAAAAAGAGTATTGTGGTAAATTATGGGAGCCTGTACGTGATTGCATTCATAACCAACTGAATACATGCAGTAAGAGAGTGCGTGAGTGTAGTTTTGGTGTATTTGAAGGTAGAGATATAGATTATCTCCATAAGGAGGTTACATTGGATGATTTGGTGAAAGCATACAAAGAGGAGCCTGATTATTCCCCTTGCCATAATTGCATGCAGTACAAGAGAGAGAAATGGGGGACGGCTTGGTTGAAGCAGGTTGATGTCGGGGAGGAGGGATTGACGGAGATTGAGGCCAAACGGAAATTAAGGAAATTTTTTCTTTCCAAACCCAGGAAATTTAGGCTCAGTAGTTATGCCAACGGCACATTGTCTGTAGGTGTTATGAAGTCAAAATTAGCGGAATGGAGGAAGGAGGGGTTTGTGCCTGGTTTGATTGTGGTTGATTATGCAGATATTATGGTGGCAGATGCAGAAGTGGAATTTAGGCATCAGCAGAATTATATTTGGAAGTCTTTACGTGGTATATCTCAGGAGGAGGACGTGTTATTGATAACAGCCACTCAGGCGGATGCCGCGTCTTATGAGAGTAATAGGCTGGGACGAAAGAATTTTTCCGAGGATAAAAGGAAATATGCCCATGTCACTGCTATGTATGGGTTGAATGGGGATAAGTTTGATCGGGAGAAGGCAATAGGCATACTCCGCATCAATGAGTTGGTCAAACGTGAAGGGGATTTCAGTGTAAGGAATGAGGTAGTGGTTCTTCAAAATTTGAAACGGGGTAGGCCTTTCTTAACGAGTTATTTCAAATAGATATGTCAAATCAATAAAATTGTTCAGTATGTACATTATCAAGAAGTCATTTTCATTTTCGGCTTCCCATGAATTGAGGGGGCTACCTACCACCCATCCATGTAGTAGGGTTCATGGTCATAATTATGTGGTGACCGTTGAGTTGCAGGCAACGAAATTGTCTCCTGTTGGGTTTGTCACAGATTATCGTGAATTACAGCCTATCAAGGAGTATATTGATACTGAGTTGGACCACAGGCATCTTAATGATGTGATGGCTGATAATCCAACCGCTGAGAACATTGCGAGGATGATTTTCATTAGGTTTAAGAAAATGTTTCCTCAATTGGCACAGGTTACGGTCAGTGAAACGGAGAAGACTTCGGCTTCTTACAATCCTTCATACAATGAGTAGGCCTGTGTCTTTATTGCATCCTGGTAGTGTCCCTTCGTTGTTCCCCGTCAGTGAAAAGGAGGCCTTGCATGTTTCTGAGTTGTATTTTGATACCATACAAGGGGAGGGGGTGTCTTTGGGGGTGCCCGCTGTATTTTTGAGGCTATCAGGGTGTCCTTTGGGTTGTGCGTATTGTGACACCTTGGATGTTTGGAAAGGGGGTGCTTTGTACTCTTTTGATGAGTTGTTTGGGTTGTTTGGGCAGTTGAGGGGGAGGTTATTGAGAGGGGCTCATCTGGTGATAACTGGAGGGAGTCCTTTATTGCAGCAAAAAAGACTGGTAAGATTTCTTGAAGGGCTTGTGGATGTGTTTTCTTTTTTGCCGTATATTGAAATTGAAAACGAGTGTTTTTTCCCTGTTTCAGATTCGTTGGTTCCCTATATCGCACAATGGAACAATTCCCCAAAATTGAAGAATTCAGGTGTTTCCCATACGTTTAGGTATAAGCCTGAAATCATTCAAGCGACAGCGGCACTGCCCAATTCCTGGTTTAAGTTTGTTGTTTCTGGGATTTCTGATTGGGGGGAGATTGAGGATGAATATTTGAGAAAAGGATTGATTCGGAGGTCCCAAATCATTGTGATGCCTAAGGGTTGCACTAAGGAGGAATTGGAGGATGTACAGGAGTCAGTGGTGGCTTTGGCCGTGTCTGAGGGTGTAAGGTATTCCCCCCGGGCTCATATTGAAATTTGGGGGAAAACGATGGGGGTATAAATATTTTGGTAATTATGGGGGAATATCAAATCATTTTCAGTATAATAAAGCACTAACCAGAAGTTGAATCAGTCTAATCAAAAAAAGTAAGAAAATGGCAAAAGTAAGTTTGAAGCAATTAAAGGCCGCAGCGGCCGAATTGAATGATGTTTTGGGGCTTAATCCTCCGATTGATGTTGACAGTCCGATGGCTGTTTTGGAACCTTTGGTGAAAGAGGCTATTGGTATGGTGGACCCGGAGCAAGATGAATTCACCGAGGCTACACAGGCTGTCATTGACAGTTATGGTGTTCCTGTTGAAGATGAAGAAGATGTTCCGGAGGAAGGTGCAGTTATGAAACCTGAGCCTGACCCGGAGGAGGACCCCGATGATGTTGATGAGGACCTTCCGTTGGACGAGCAGGTGATTTCCGCAAGGTCTTTGCAGGAATTGAAGGGGTTGGCTAAGGTCGAGCCTGTTTTCAAAGGCCTGAGGTCCAAACTGACGTCTTACAAAACCGTGGACCAATTGAGGGATGCAATGTTGGAAGCCTTGAATCCTGTTCCTGTGGAGGACAATGCTGATGCATCTTCGAAGCCCGGGTCCAAGAAGGGTTCCCCTGTGGGGGGTACGGTTGGGGCCAAAGAGGGCGTTAAGTCCGTTCCTAAGCATGAGGGTTCCATGGCGGAATTTTTGGATTCTGTGATTCTTCAGGGGGGTACCTGGAAAGAAATGCTGGAAAAAGTTTTGCCTGAGGCAACTCGTAGAGGCTCAGCCCAGCGTACCATTGGTGCTATCAGGAGCCATGCCAAGTACAGATTGTCAAAGAATGCCCAGTTCTTGGGAAAATTGAGTTTGATTGAGGACAAAGGCATTTTGGCGACGAAATGATGAGTGTTATTCAAGTATCTTGGGGTGAAGTCCGGGAAAGGATTAAGGAATTAGGTGTTGACCATTCTCGGGCTTTGGTGTATGGTGTGCCTACAGGGGGGATGATTGCGGCGGGGTTGCTCCAGGCTGCACTCCCTGTATGGGACCCATCTGAGGCAAATGTTATTTTGGATGATATTTCTGATTCTGGGGTGACTGAGTCTTATTATCGGGAGAAGTTTCCAAACGCTCAGTTCATTGCTTTATTTTCTAAGAGCGAATTGCGGTTTCATGGGAAATGGGTTGAATTCCCTTGGGAGACAGCACATCCAGGTAAAGTGGATGCTGTTAGGCATAATGTCATGAGGACCTTGCAATGGATAGGAGAGAATCCGGGTCGTGAGGGTTTGGTGGATACGCCTCAAAGGGTTGAGAGGATGTATGGTGAGATTTTTCGAGGGTATCATCAGAAGCCTGAGGATGTGTTGACTGTTTTTGACTCTGATGGATATGACCAGATAGTTTTGCTGAAAGACATTGAGGTCTATTCTATGTGTGAGCACCATATGATGCCCTTCGTTGGTAAGGCTCATGTGGCGTATATCCCTGGAAAGAAGATTGTTGGTATTTCCAAACTTGCAAGATTGGTGGATATTTATGCCCGCAGGCTTCAGATTCAGGAGAGAATAGGGCTTCAGGTTACAGACGCTTTGATGAACATGCTGCAACCTTTGGGGGCGGCTTGTATTATTGAAGCGAGCCATCTGTGCATGAGGATGCGAGGTGTCGAGAAGCAGAATTCCACCATGGTTACCTCGAGTTTGCGAGGTTGTTTTTTGACTGATCAGGCTGTCCGACAAGAATTGATGTATCTAATTTCTAGACCATGACTCGTAAATACACCGCTGTTGTGACAGGAGCGTCTTCTGGAATAGGGGAAGCCATTTATTGGCGTTTGAGACAGGACCCTTCTTTTTCTGAGGTCATAGGGTTGAGTAGGAGGGGGCCTGACCTCCAGGTTGATTTGGCTGACCCTGCTCCATGGGTGTTCCCCTTACCTCCAACGATTGATTTGTTGGTTAATTGTGCAGGTATTATGCCGTTTGAGGAGTCGAGGAGTGTATTTGATGTGAATTTCTGGGGCCCTGTCAGATTGGTGGAGAGGTCGCTTCCTAATTTGGGAGGGGCGCATGGTTGCGTTATCAATGTCGCTTCTGTATCTGGCATGGTTGCGGATGCTGATTTGCCTATATATGCAGCAAGTAAGGCGGCTTTGATTTCATACACAAAGAGTTGTGCCAAGAAGTATGCTCCTGTGATAAGATTTAATGCCATTAGTCCTGGCTTTTTCAAGACTAATTTGGTTCCAGGTGAGGTTCCTCAGGAGTTGGTGGATACGATACCTTTAGGCTATGTTGAAGAGCCTTCCCGGGTATGTGATGTTGTGATGCTCCTGTTCAACAATCCTTATTTTACGGGAGCAAATATCGTAATTGATGGAGGAGTGTCCTTATGATGAATTCATTGGTTTATTTGACCCGAGCCTGTCCCAGAAAATGTGTGTATTGTGCTTTGCGGGATGCTGTTGATGTAGGGCGTCAATTGACTGTTCCTGAGTGGAAACATGCGTTTGATATTTTGAAGGTGTTGGGGGTGGATTTCAATCTTATTCTTGGCAATGAGACGTGGATGCTGGGGGATGGGTTGTTAGACCTTATGAGGCATAATAAGGTTCCTTATGCCCTTTATACCACGTGTCCTGAGCCTTTATTCGCAAGGTATAAAGAAAAGTTTTATGGGTCAGGTGTGATTGACAACTTGTCATGTGGTATAGATTACCCTCCTTTTGTGGGTGAGGTCTTGGATGACTCGTATAAGAAATCTATGTCTGCTTTGAATGGGTTTCGTTGGGTTCGTGAAAAGTTTCCAGAAGTGGATACACATGGAACCATTACATTGCATCGTAGGAATTATCAGGATTTGCCTCAGTTGTTGACACTTTTGAGTAATATGGGGGTGTTTACTGCTGTCAATTTCATACATTGGAATTCTGATGGTGGGTTTGATTTCTTTCCGGGAAAGGAGGATATTTTAGATTTATTGTTTAGGCGTGATGATTTTGATGATTTGTTCCGTGTATTGGAAGAGGTGCAGTCTTCCCCTGGATTATTGCAGAATCCTCAGTATTTGGAGGAGGATGTGAGGTGCATGACTCAGATGGGATGGCATTGTGGGGGTGACCCTTATGGGGGGCCCTCTGTAGATGCTGATGGAAGGCTTCGTGTGTGTGGTTATCGGAAAGGAAGGTACACTCCACAATTCACCATATTTGATTTGCCTGACAAGTTGGAACAGTGGAAAGAGGCGGTAAGAATGGATGCCGCGGAATGCCCGGGTTGTTATTGGTCTTATCCTTGGCAGTACAGGTATTGGAAGGAGCATAATGAGGGGCTTGGAACTGCTGTTTTTCAAAGGCATGCAGGAAGGCACATACCTCCAGAAAAATGGTCTAAAAGAAAACAATTATGAAGAAGGTAGATTTGATCGTATTATTGAGTGGGGGATTAGACTCAGCTGTTTTGTTGCATATGGCAACTTGGATGGGGTATTCACCATTTTGTGTCTTGATTGATTATGGGCAGTCTCATGTTCGTGAGTTGCAATCTGCTCGTGCCTTGTGTGAGAGTCTTAACGTTCCGTGGCGTATGGTTGAGATTGGAGGGTTGTGCGTGTCATCAAAACTCACTAATGGTGAGGGGGGCAAGTATCCCGGTGTTTCAGAATGGCATGTTCCTTCTAGGAATTTAATGTTCCTTGGAATCGCGGCCAGTGTGGCCGAGGATATGGGTGTTTCACTTATTTGGTACGGTGCTAATTATGAGGACCGAGAACGTTTATTTCCTGATTGTTATCAGGAATGGGTGTTTCATGCTAATAAGTTGTTGGAAATCAATGGCAGTATGGGGGTAAAGGTTGAGGCTCCTTTATTAGGGATGCAAAAAGAAACCATACGAAGAATGTCAGAATTGTATAATATAACGGATGAACAAATACATAGTGGATATGAAAGATAGTAGCAAGGTTTTCACCAAATTGGTGGATAAACATTACAGTCCTTTAGTGATTCGGAAGTACACTCATTGGGGTTTTCCGATGTATGTAGGAATGATCACCGATAATGATTTAACTGACTTAGACGACGTTGTCGTTGCCTACGTTGGGCAGCATCTCAGTGAGGGTTGGGTCAATAATATTCAGGCGCTCCGGAATTTTGCAGGGGCAATGACTGAGTACCTGAATACGGTCTATCCGAAAACGGAGGGCGTCGCGGTGGTTTTTTATGTTGACAAATGTTTTATTTCTTCTTTGCATGGTGATTTTATGAACCATACAGCGTGCCGTATTGAGTTTTATGGTCTCCTGAATATGTCAACCGGGGTATGATAACTTTTGAACAGCCTATTCATATTTTGGCACCTCATGCTGATGATGAATTGATAGGGTGCTTTAGTTTGTTGCAGGTAGCTTTGGCACACGTGGAGGTTGTGTATTATGCAACTTCGGATGCCATGTCTGAGGCAAAGGCTTCTTCTGATACTTATGGGTTTGATGTGAGGCATATTGAGCAATTTTCTTTTTCTGATTTTGGAAAAGGTGTGCTGTATTTGGCACCTGACCCTTATTATGAATTACACCCTGAGCATCGGAGGTTTGGTAATATTGGGATGGAGCTTTTGAGAAAGGGGGGCCAAGTGATGTTTTATGTGACGAATATGCAGGCTCCTTATATATGTGAACAGCCTTTATTTGATGTAAAAAGAAATATGCTCAATAGGTTGTATCCTGGTAAGTCTGATTTGTGGGCTCTGGACCATAAATATTTTCTATTTGAGGGGTACTGCCAATGGAAAAGTCTTGAAATATGTCACGTTTGATTATTGTTCCTCAATATCCTTCGTTGAATAGGTATCAGGAATGGTGGCTCCCCATGTTCACCAAAGAATTGTCTTCGTATTTTGAGGAGGTGGTTGTGTTAGGTGAGGGTATGTTGAAAGATTTACAAGTTTCTGATGAAGGTGGGTTTGCTCCTGTTGTTGCTGCTGAATGGTTTGAATTGAGGCAGATGGAACAGTATGCGGAGTTGGTGTTGCGCCCAGATGATGTGTTGTTGGTCAACGATATAAGTTTCCCCGGGTTATTTTGTGGGATATTATATCACAAACGTCCGGGTAGGTGTTATGGTATTTGTCATGCTTCTAGTTTGAATAGGTATGATTACTTTGCTCCGGACAGGTCCAGTAAGTATAGGCAGGAGACTGCCTATTCGTTGTTGTTTGATAAGGTGATAGTAGCAAGTCATTACCATGCTCAGAAATTAGGGTGGCATAATACGGTGGTATTTCCTCTTCCTTTTCCGCCATTTTCCGTGGCTGACAGGTATTGTGAGAAGAGAATGGATATTGTTACTGTTGCCAGAAAAGGTATCCAGAAAAGAACGGCAAATATTGAAAAAAAGGTGGAGGAACATTTTCATACCAAGATTTTGTCCCCTGTTGGGGATTCCTGGGTTTCTTATTATGGATTTCTGGCACAATCAAAGGTGATGCTTATCACTTCTAAGGAGGAGACGTTTGGGTATCAGTTGTATGATGCCTTTTTGTGTGGATGTATCCCTGTGGCTCCCGCCATATGCAGCTATCCAGAATTATTGCCTCGGGATTATTTGTATAAGGATATTTCCGAATTATTTCGTATAATTACAAAAGCCTTACGAGGGGAATTGGATGCCCCTACACCATTGACGCTTTCTGATTCTTTGCATTTTTTTGAGAGGCTGGGTAATTTGTTGAGGTATGGAGACAATTAGATTATCATTAGATTCTGGAGCATATACGGCGTGGAAACAAGGGCATGTCTTGCATGTTGAGCAGTATGCAGAAGTAGTTCAGAATAATCCACATTTTGATGTGGCCTTTAATCTTGATGTGATTGGGGATGGTAAGGCGAGTTATGAGAATTGGGAGAAATTGAATGCCTTGGGTGTACACACCATACCTGTGTATCATATAGGGACGGAGGAGATTTGGTTAAAGAAATATCTTGAAAAATCTGAGTACATAGGGTTGGGAGCCATTGCTAATTTGGATACCGTGAAACGTTTACAGGGTCTGTCCTCTATATGGAAGCGATATTTGGTAGATTCTCAGGGATTGCCCTCAGTAAAGGTCCATGGTATGGGGTTGACTGCTGTGCAGATTATGTGTAGGTACCCTTGGTACTCAGTGGATTCTATTACTCCCCGTATTTCTGCCATTTGGGGGGGTGTAATTTTACCAAAGTTTCGAGTGGATGGCACTCCAAATTTTTCTGAGTTGGTGTTTTGTAAGATATCTGATCAGGCTAATCATATTGCAGGGAGTTATGGTAGTTTTGTTGCCTTACCTAAGACATTTCAGGTTCAGGCGACTTCTTTTGTTGAAAGTCATGGGTTCACTGTAGGTGATATATACTACCAAAAGAAGAGGCCTACCCGGGCGTCGTTGAAGGTAAAGGATACTCGTCCAGAAAGTTTGTTAGATTTGCCTATTGTGGAGGGTGCAGAGGAGCATACTTTGGCAGGAAGTTGGAAGGAGAGGGTTTCTTGGAATTTGGTTATGTGGAATTATTTGAAGCACAGATTGCCTATTTGGCCAAGGCCTTTAATGGATGATGCAAAAGTTTCTGAGGATGTGGTGAAGGGAAATAAAACTATTCTATACATAGGAGTTGCCGGAGAGCACGATGTAGAATTGTGTGAGCAGGTGAGTCCCAGGCATGACTTATTGGTATCAAATGAGTATTTGACAGTGAAGTTGAATCAATCCTTACAGATGTACAAATATGGTGATAAGTAGGAAAGAGTTGCAAACGGCCTTGGAGGTCGTTAAACCTGGATTGGCTGCGAAGGAAATCATTGAGCAATCCACGTCATTTGCTTTTTTTGGAGGGCAGGTGATCACATATAATGATGAAGTATGTATTTCTTATCCTGTTCCTGGATTGAATTTGACGGGCGCTGTTGAGGGGGAGAAATTGTATGCCTTATTGGCGAAATGGGAAAAGGAGGAGGTGGATATTGAGGACCTTGAAGGGTCTCTTATTTTGAAGGCAGGTAGAAGTCGTGCCTGTTTGGTGTTTCAATCTGAGTTGAAATTGCCTTTTCAGGATGTGGAAAGGGGGATTAAATCGTGGGAAGACCTCCCTGCTGAATTTGTGGATGCCATTTCTTTCTTGAAGGAGTTTTGCGGTAACGATTTAGGGAGGCCTGTGCTTACCTGTGTGCATGTAACAAGGGAAGGTATTTTGGAAGCCTCTGATAATTATCGCGTCATTAGGCACACAATGGAATGTGGTATAGGCGTTGACGGGTTTCTGATACCCTCTCCATCCATTTCTGTTGCTGTTAGGATACAACCAGTTCAGATAGCACGGTCCCCGGGGTGGGTGCATTTCAGGAGTGAGGAAGGTGCTGTTGTGTCCTGTCGAGTTTTGGAGAATGATAGGTTCCCAACGATTACTCATGTGCTTAATTATGAGAAGGAGGAGATACAACTTCCTAGGACCTTGGGGGAAGCATTATTGAGGGCGGATGTCTTTTCAAAACGTGATTTTCTGTTAGATGAGACAGTGGTTCTTACTCTTTCTGAAAAACGTATAAAAATTCGGGCAGAAGAACCAGGTAAAGGTTGGTTTGAAGAGGAATTAAATTTGCGATATGATGGTGCCCCGCGGGTGCTGTACATTACTCCATACCTGTTGAAGAATGTGTTACCAAAGTCTTCTAAGGTGTTAATTGGGGACAATAGGATGACATTGTGCGGGGATAGGTGGGAGTGTGTCGTATGTTTGAAATCAATGAAATAAATGGCAGGATTTTTTTCCATCGAGCAAACGAAGTCCTTGGATAGGGTGCAGGGTAGGTCCATGTCTTGTGTGTCTTGTGGTATGTTGAAAGAGTGCCAGCATCCTAGGATGGCGCCTTGGGGTAAGATGTCTAAGGGTATTATGATTTTGTGTGAGTTTCCATCTCCTGTTGATGATGAGCAAGGTAGGCCTTGGTGTGATAGAGAGGGGCATTTTTTGAAGAGAGTTTTGGCAAGATATGGGATTGATTTATATGAGGATTGCCTTACGATTCACGCATGTATGTGTGCCCCTGCTGATGGGAAGGTTCCTGATACCTCCGCGTATAATTGTTGTAGGAGGCATGTATTGCGGGCCATTAAGGAAAGGCGCCCCCTTCTTATTCTGGCCTTTGGTCTTGGTGCGCTGCATAGTTTGTATGGTCATCTTCAAGACAAAGGTTTAGGTAAGATGGTGAAATGGAGGGGGTTTACGATTCCTGATCAATCCATAGGTGCTTGGGTTTGTCCTATGTATCCTCCTGCATACGTTAAGAGCGCTGAATCCCCTGTTGTTGAGGTCATTTGGGAGCAAGATATTTTTAGAGCCTTGTCAAAATTGAAGGAGGAATTCCCTTACGTTCCTAATATTGATATTGAAGAAATAACAGACTTGTCTAAATTGGATGATATTCCTTCTGGTGCTTTGGTTGCTTTTGATTATGAAACAACTGGATTGAAGCCACATGCAAAGGGGCATCGAATTGTGTGTGCTTCTGTGGCATACAAGGAGGCTCATGCTTATGCGTTTATGATGCCTAAGGATAGGAGGTTTTTGGAACCTTTTCTTCGGTTTTTGAGGCGCGAAGATATATATAAGGTGGCTCACAATATGAAGTATGAGGAGGCTTGGTCTGTTGTTCAGTTAGGCTGTCCTGTATGCTCATGGGCATGGGATACCATGCAGGCGGCACATATTTTGGACAACCGTCCTAATATTAGTGGTCTAAAATTTCAGACTTTCATACAATTTGGTGTTCTAGATTATGCTTCTGAAGTGAGCCCATATTTACAGGCAGAGGATGATAAGAATGCAAATTCGTTGAATCGTATTGATGAGTTATTGAAGTCTGCCGAGGGTAGGTCTAAATTGCTTAAATATTGTGGTTTAGACTCTGTATATGAGAGGATGTTGGCTCAGAAACAGCAAAAGGAACTTTTACCGTTCTAGGTCATGGCAATAAGAGAACGAAAATTGGAACCGTTGCGTATTTTGGAGGTGGATGCTACTCCCGATGAGGATTATCCTATTCGGATTTTGGAGGCATATTATCAGAATGCGAAGCGTAAATGGACAGGGGGTAGTGATTGGGAAGAGAAAATGAATAGGGTGCAGGAGGAGCGCAGAAAGATATTGAAGAAGGCTATTTTGACATTGAAGGGGAGGATTGAATAATGGAGGGTGCATTGACTAAGATGGATGCTTATTATTTGATGCATGAGGGCATATTGGCTCTATCAAGAGCTGAGCAGCAAGGATTCCGGGTTGATTTGGAGTATGCAGAAAGGAAAAAAGTTCATCTTTCAAGAAAAATAGAGAAATTGGAGGAACAATTTCGTGAAACACAACTGTATAGGCATTGGGAGCATTCATTTCGGGGTAAGGTAAATATCAATTCCAATGCACAATTGGCAAATTTTCTGTATAAGGTTAAGAAGTTGTCTCCTGTTGCGTTTACAGATTCCGGGATGGGTAGTACAGATGAGGAGTCCCTTCAGGCATTAGATTTGCCTGAGTTGGATTTGTTGCTGGAGGCAAGGAAGTTGAGAAAGGTGAGGGATGTGTATTTGGATGCCTTTGTGCGTGAAAGTGTTGATGGATATATACATCCATTTTTCAATCTGCATTTGGTTCGTACCTTCAGGTCGTCCTCTTCCAATCCCAATTTTCAGAACATTCCTAAGAGGGATGAGGCTGCGATGGAATTGTGCAGGAGGGCTTTGTATCCGAGGCCAGGTCATCAGTTAATGGAGGTCGACTTTTCTGGGATGGAGGTTCGGGTGGCTTGCTGTTATCATAAGGACCCTACTATGGTGCACTATATGACAGAGCCTGCGAGTGATATGCATATGGATATGGCTATGCAGTTGTTTGGTTTCGGGAAAAAGGATAAGGAGCTACCTGGTGTGGATGTATTAAGGCAAGCGTCTAAGAATGCTTTTGTATTTGCACAATTTTATGGTGATTATTATAGGCATTGTGCGGAGGGTTTGGTGTGTGGTTGGGGGAAATTACGGAAAGAAAGATGGTCTAGGGGGCAGGGTATTGAAGTATTAGGCACACATTTGTCAGACCATTTGATTGATCGTGGGTTTTCTTGTTTTGAGGATTATGTGAAACATGTTCAAAAGATTGAAGACCATTTCTGGAAGGTGAGATTTCCTGTTTACGCACAATGGAGAGAGGATTGGGTTAAGGAGTATTTTCGGAAGGGTTACATGGATACCTTGACAGGGTTTCGATGTAGTGGAGAAATGGAAAGAAATAATATTATCAATTACCCGGTCCAGGGTTCCGCTTTTCATTGCCTTTTGTGGTGTTTCATTCAGGTGGATAAATGGCTGCATGCAAATGGTTTGAGAACAAGGTTGATTGGTCAGATTCATGACAGTATGATTCTCGATGTGCATCCTGCAGAATTGGAGAAAGTAAGCCGTAGAATTTATCAGATCACTTCACAAGAGTTGGCGCATGCGTGGCCGTGGATAATTGTGCCTATGCGAGTGGATGCCGAAATCTGCCCTGTTGATGGCAGTTGGGTTGAGAAGGAGAAATATAAATTCTGTGTATAATGAAATATGATAATGACACACAGGAGATTCGGATATTGGTGGGCAATTATATCCATGTGTTGGTAAGGGTGATTGATCGTAGGTTTGCCAAGTTGCCCCCACCTAGGTATATGGGCCTTGAGGGATGGGCCTTGAGGGAGATTATTAAAATTAAAAGAATAAAAGAGTAGGTATGAGTTTAGCTTTGAAGTACAGGCCGAGCTCCTTAGAGCAGGTTCGGGGGAATGAAGAAATTGTGGAGGTATTGGTGAAGATGTTAGGGGATAGATTGAGGGCGCCCCATGCCTATCTGTTTTATGGGCCTTCTGGGTGCGGAAAGACAACTTTAGGACGTATCGTAGCCAAGACATTGGGTTGTGCAGATGATGATTATACGGAGGTGGATAGTGCGGACTTTCGAGGAATTGATACAGTTCGAGAAATCCGCAAGAAGGCTCAATATTGTGCTATGTCTGGTGAGATTAGGGTGTGGTTGATTGATGAGTGCCATAAGATGACTAATGATGCTCAGAATGCTCTGTTGAAAATTTTGGAGGATACTCCTGGGCATGTATATTTTGTGCTGTGCACCACGGAGCCCCAAAAGTTATTGGACACCATTAGGGGTAGGTGTAGTCAATTTCAGGTGAGGGCTTTGGATGACTTCCAGTTGAAGGGTTTGTTGCGTATGGTGGTTCGCGAGGAGGGTCAAACATTGGCAAAGGAGGTTTATGAGCAGATTATACGGGATTCTTTGGGACAGCCTAGGTTGGCTTTGCAGATATTGGAGCAGGTGCTGGCCGCTTCTCCTGAAAAAAGGATTGAGGTGGCTCGACGCACCGCGGAGCAGCAGTCACAATCAATTGAGCTTTGCCGTGCTGTGTTAAGAAAGGCGCCTTGGAAGGATGTGGCTTTAATATTGAAGGGTTTGAAAGATCAAGAAGCCGAAGGCGTCAGAAGGGTAGTTTTAGGTTATTGTCAGGCTATCTTATTGTCGGGTAAGGCTGATTTGCGGGTAGGGTATGTGATGGAATGTTTTATGGAGCCTAATTTTACTAATGGTTATCCTCAATTGGTGTTTTCAGCGTTCAAGGCCGTGCAAGATTAAAATAAATTTAGGTATAATATTTCAAATGGGTGTGTTATGGTGAAATTTGTTTGTATTAATGTGTGAAATGGTCAGCTATGGATTATGAAGTAGACATTAGGATTGATGAAACATCTTTGGATGTGGAATGGTTGGACCAGCCTCAGTTAATGTTGAAGTATGCAAGGCATGCGGCCAAGTGCCGTAAGGCTTTGGATTTGGCCAAGGAGGCTGTGGATGTTACCAGAGCGGAGATGGATAAGGCTATTCGGAAATCTCCCGAATCGTATGGTATTGAGAAGGTAACGGAGACCGCAATCAGTTCTGCGGTATTGTTATCCCCGCAATATTCCGAGGCATACCATGCTTATCTGGATGCAAAGTATGAGACCGAGATTGCCGTGGCCGCGGTGACGGCTGTAGAGCAGCGAAAAT